CGGTGCCGCCGGACATCGCTCGGCTGCTGCCGGAGTTCGTCGAGGAGGCGGGCGACGGCCGGGGTGTTGAGGAGGCTACGGCGGTGCCGGGCGAGCCGCGGCCCGGCTACCCGTGTGACGTGTGCGGCCGGGTCGCGAAGACCGCCGCCGGTCTGGGCGCCCACCGGAAGGTTCACGGATGAGCCGCTACGCGACGTTGGAGATGCTCAAGGCACACGTTTCTGTCGTCGACGCGCTCGACGACGTGGAGCTCGAGACGGCGTTGAACGCCGCGGAGGGTCTGATCGACGAGTTCGCCCGCCGCCGGTTCGACGCCGTCGACCCCGACGACCCGGAGGCCGTGTCCACCCGCGTCTACGACGACTCCGGCTGGGTCGACGATGTCGTCGCGGTCGATGAGGTCGAGGTGCGCCGCGGCGGCACGTGGCAGACCTTCGACGGCTGGGAGTTGTGGCCGTTCAACGCCGCCGCCGACGGCCGTCCGCACACCAGGCTGCTGCTCGACGGCCCGGCGGGCGACCGGATCCGCGTCACCGGCTGGTTCGGGTGGCCGGCTGTCCCCGACGCGGTCGTGCAGGCGGCGCTGCTGCAGGGCGCCCGGCTGGCGCAGCGGCGCTCCGCACCGTTCGGCATCCAGACGGTCCCCAACCTCGACGGGTCGTCGCCGATGCGGCTGCTTGCCAGGCTCGACGCCGACGTTGAGCTGCTCGTCGCGCCGCTGCGACGCCGTCCGGTGCTCGTCTGATGCCGTCCCGCACCGTCGTCCGTGACGCTGCCGCCGAGATCCTCGACGGCATCGACGGGCTCCGCGGCCACCCTCGGGCGCCCCGCACCGTCGTCCCGCCGGCGGCGGTCGTCACCGAGGTCGACGCCGACTACGACACGACGTTCGGTCGCGGCGCTGACACCTACACGCTGATCGTGCGGCTGCTCGTCGGCGGGGACATGCGCGCCGCGCAGATCCGCCTCGACGAGCTCGCCGACGAGGTCAAGGGCTCGTTCGAGGCCGACCCGACCCTCGGCGGGGTCGCGCACACGTCGAGGGTGACCAGGGTCCGCGGCGACTCCGAGGGCGAGGTCGACGTGGGGCAGCAGACCTTCTACGTCATCGACGTTGAGATCGAGGTGATCGCATGACCGCCACCTACCAGGCGCGCGTCGGCGTGGACATCAAGGGCCGCAGGTTCGAAGCCGGCGAGGAGGTCACCGTGCGTCCGCCGCGGTGGATGGTCGCCGCCGGCCACATCGACCGGATCGACGTCGAGGAGGACGAGCAGCGATGAGCTTCACCCACGCGCGACGGTCGAGGGTGCTTCTCGGCGCAGACCACATCTCCGGGTTCCTGACCGAGGCCGGCGAGGACGTGTCCATCGACGTGGAAGAGTCCACGACGCTGCTCGACCAGGCGAAGACCTACGTGGTCGGCCCCGAGGACGCCACCGTCAGCCTGCAGGGGCTGTTCGACGGCGACCCTGACGCCATCCACGACATTCTGACGGGCTTGAAGCGCGCCGACCCGGTCGTCTACAGCTACGTTCCGGGCGGGTTCACGGTCGGCGCGGCGGCGAAGCTCGCCCGGCTGCACCAGGTCGCCTACCAGATCGGCTCGTCGGTGTCGGGGCTGGTGCAGGCGCAGATGTCGGGTCAGGCGACCGGCGGCGCCCGCGACGGCGTCGTGCTCGCCGGCTTGGATGAGCGCGGGACGTCCGGTGACGCCGCCGGGGTCGAGGCCGGCGGCGGCGACGGGGCGGTCGGCCACCTCCACGTCACCGCGGTCGACGGGACGGTCGACGTGAAGGTGCAGCACTCCACCGACGCCCAGTCGTGGGTGGACCTCATCACGTTCGCGCAGGTCGACGAGCCGGCCGCGCTCCGCGTCGAGGAGCACACCAGCGTCCACGAGCACCTTCGGGCGTCGTGGACGGTGTCGGGAACAGCCACGTTCGCGGTTACCGCCGCGGGCCTGTAACGACCACAGGAGGAGCAGGACGATGAGTTTCGTTCATGGAAGCCGCAGCGTCTTCAAGCTCGCGGACGGCCCGGAGGGGACGCTGCAGGAGATCAGCCAGGCGCTCAACGAGTCCGGTGTCGACCAGTCGATCGACGTTGAGGAGACGTCGGTGTTCGGGGAGGACGCCAAGCAGTACGTCGTCGGCCTCGAGGACGGCACTATCAGCCTGTCCGGGCACTTCTCGACCGATTCCGGGCACGCCTACGATGTGCTGAAGGGCATCAAGCGCGAGGTCGTCGGCTTCGAGTACCTGCCTGAGGGCGACACGGCAGGCGACCCGAAGCTGTCCGGCGACTGCATCCTCACCAGCTTCCAGGTCAGCTCGAGCGTCAACGGCAAGGTCGACGTGTCCGCGTCGCTGCAGGTCACCGGCGGGGTCACTGAGGGCACCGTCTAGCAGCGATGCCGGTTCAGCCGCGTCTGCAGTTCACGAACGTCGCGGCGGTGCGTCTGGCGTTGCGGCGCGCCGGCGGCCCCGAGCTGGTCCGCGAGATGGGGCAAGTCCACAAGTCGATCGGCGAGATGGTGATCGCCCGGCTTGGTGGCCGCAGCACCGGGGTTGGCGCCGGCCGCGGTGAGGCGATCCGCCCGTCCGCGGCGACCCGCGAGGTGCTGCTGCGCGTCGGCGGGTCGCACCGTGGCCGCAGCCGCCGCCGGCAGTGGGGGCGTCTGCAGGTCTGGCCGGGCGGCTCGGCGCCCGCCCGCCCGTACCTCATCCAGGCCGCCCGGGACATCGCCCCTCAGATCGAGGAGGCGTACCTTGACGGCATCCGGTCGGTCGCCCGACGCGCCGGCCTCCGCACCAACTAGAGCAGCGCGAGCACCCCAGCGGTGGTGAGCATCACGAACGGGATCGCCCACCACAAGCCGATCGCTGGGAGCCCCAGGACGGCGCAGACGAGCATCGTGACCCCGGCGGTCTTCGGCGCGACGGTCGCGGCTGCGGCTACGGCGGTCGCGACGCCGGCGAGCAGCACCCCGATGCTGGTTGAGATGATCCGGGCGGTGTCGCCGCCGACCAGCTCAAGCCAGAAGATCGCGAACACGGCGATGATCCCGACGGCCCCGCCGGTGACGCCGACGGCTACGGCGGCGACCTGAGTCCCTTTCGCGGCACGCATCCCTGTTCCTTCCCGTCGTGCTGTCAGTGTCGCACATGTGAGGAGAGTCCATGCGGTTGAAGTTAGAGCTCGACGACGGCACCGTCCTCGAGGCCGACGCCAACCCCAAGACGTTCATGGGGATGGCGTCCAAGTCCGCGTTCAAGAAGCAGTTCGGGGTCCCGGCGATCGTCATGTCGGTGTGGGCCAACGCGTTCACCGAAGACGGCCGGCTCGACACCGCGAACCTGCCCGCCGAGCAGCTGCAGTGGCTCGACGACGAGTACCTCGCGTTCCTCGCCTGGATGGAGCTGCACCGGCGTCTCGACGGCATGCCCGCCGGCGACTGGAACCAGATCGTCCAGCGGGTCGTCGGCGTCGAGATCGACGGCAGCGGTGAGGACCCTACCTGAGCGGCGACGAGCAGCTCGAGGCTGTCGCCGCGGTCGCCGCTGAAACCGGAGTCGCCCCATCGGAGCTCGCGAACGGGCTGCATCCCGATGACGTGCTGGAGGAGATGGTGAGCTACTTGACGAAGCGCGCGGAGGCGCAGCAGCGTGGGTAGGGGCACGCTGCGGGTGCGGATCGTCGGCGACGCCGGCCCGTTGCAGACGGCGCTGCGTGGCGCCGGGACGATGCTTGGCGGGTTCGCTCGCAAGGCGGCGTTGGCGTTGGGCGCGGCGACGGTCGGGGCGGTCGGCGGCAGCATCCGCGCGTTCGCGAACTTCGACCAGGCGATGACGCAGTCGCTGGCGATCATGGGTGACGTGTCGGACACGATGCGTGGCCGCATGTCCGACGCCGCCCGCGAAGTCGGCCGCACCACGACCTTCTCCGCCACCGAGGCTGCTGAGGCGTACTTCTACTTGGCGTCGGCGGGGATGGATGCGGAGCAGTCGATCGCGGCGCTGCCGCAGGTCGCCGCGTTCGCGCAGGCCGGCAACTTCGACCTGGCCCGCGCGACCGACCTGGCGACCGACGCGCAGTCGGCGTTGGGGCTCGCCGCTGACGACGCCGCCACCAACCTCACCAACCTTGAGCGGGTCACCGACGTGCTCGTCGGCGCGAACACGTTGGCGAACGCCAGCGTTGAGGAGTTCAGCGAGGCGCTCACCAACAGGGCCGGCGCGGCGATGCGCGCCGTCAACATGGACATCGAGGAAGGCGTCGCGGTCCTCGCGGTGTTCGCCGACCAGGGGATCAAGGGCAGCGAGGCCGGCACGCTGCTGCGCAACACCCTCACCGGCCTGTCAGAGAACGCCCGCAACAACGCCGACGCCTTCGAGGATCTCGGCATCCAAGTCTTCGACTCTGAAGGCGAGATGCGCAACATGGCGTCGATCGTCGGCGACCTCGAGGGCGCCTTCGAGGGCATGAGCACCGAGCAGCGGGAGGCGGCGCTCGCCCAGCTCGGCTTCAACCAGAGGCAGCGCGACGGGATCTTGGCGCTGTTGGGCAACAGCGAGGCGCTCGCCGACTACGAGGAGCAGCTGCGGGACGCCGGCGGCACCGCCCAAGATGTCGCCGAGAACCAGCTCGACACGTTCTGGGCGCAGCTCGGGCTGCTCAAGGACATGTTCGTCGACGTCGGCCTCTCCATCGGGGAGGCGTTGATGCCGTACCTCGAGCGGTTCGTCGAGTACGCGCAGACGAACATCATCCCGGCGATCGAGGGGATCGTCGCCGCGTTCGAGGAAGGCGGCTGGTCCGCCGCCGTCGAGGAAGCCGGTCGGGTGTTCGCGACGTTGTGGGATGAGATCCGCCCGCATCTCGTCACGGCGATGGAGGCGATCGGCGACTGGATCACCGGGACGATGCTGCCGTTCGTCGGCGACAAGCTCGGCGATCTCGCCGAGGCGTTCTGGGACTGGGCTGCTGACGCTGACCCCGACGTCGGGCTGTCGGGGCTGCTGACCCGCACCGTCGAGTGGGTCGGCACCGAGTTCGTCCCTGCGGTCGCGGCTGCGGCCGGGGACGCGGCTCCGCAGATCGGCAAGTCGATGGTCGACGCGCTCGACGAGAACATCTACGGCGGCCAGGAAGGCCGCGCCCGCAAGATCATCGACTACTGGGGCTTGGAGACGGTCGTGTGGTTCTCGCTCGCCATCCGCGAGAACTTCGATCTGGTGCGTCGCGCGTTCGACGAGTCGCTGATCATCGCCGCGGCGTTGCGCGCCGGCCCCGCAGCCGTCTACCGGCAGCTCGGCGGCCAGCTCGTCACCCGCGTCCGTGAGGGTATCGTCGAGGGACGCCACCGCGTCTACACCGTCGTCTCTGAGCTGCGGACACGGATGCAGGCGATCCTCGCTGAGCTGCCCGGCATCGGGTTCCGGCTCGCGGTGGAGATGGCCGGCCGGATCGCTGAGGGGATCGGCCGCGGCATCGGCAACGCCGTCGCCCGCGCCCGCGAGCTCCGCACACAGGTCACCGCCGTTGTCCAGGCGATGCCCGGGATCTTCCTGGCGATCGGCGTGTCGATCATCGAGTCGCTCGCCAGCGGCATCGCCGCCCGCATCGCCGCCGCCCGCGCGTCCGCCGACACCGCCCGCAATACGGTCAGCCAGGCGTTCGCGAACGCGCCGACGCTGCTGCTCAACGCAGGACAGCAGATCATCGCCGGGCTCGTCCGCGGGATCGCGTCGCGGGTCGGGTCGGTCGCCCAGTCGGTTCGCGGGATCGGCAACAGCGTCCGCAACGCGATCCCGAACGCGGGGACGATGCTGCGGAACACCGGGCTGAGGATCGTCTACGGGCTCGCTGGCGGCATCTGGGCGGGCGCATCGTCGGTGGTCAGCGCCGCCGTCGGCGTCGTCCGCCGCGCCGTGAACGCGGCGCGTGCAGCCGCCGGGATCCGCTCACCGTCGCGGGTGTTCGCCGCGATGGGCGCGCAGATGGCCGACGGGATGGCGTCCGGCATGGACGCCGGGCAGCGGCTTGTCGCCGCGTCCGCCCGCGACCTCGCCGCGCTCGCGGAACGCTCCGCGCAGGCGGACCTGTCCGCTGCGGTCACCGCCGCCGCGCCGGACTGGATCCGCGAGCCGGCATCCCCGACCGGCGCGTCGGCTGACGATCGCCGCGACGACGAACCCCGCACCGTCCACGTCACCGTCGTCAACGAGCTCGACGGCCGGGAGGTCGCCCGCCGCGTCACCGAGCATCAGATCGACGAGTCCGGTGAGCTGCTCGTCCGGCAGGGGCGTTCAGGCTGGGGCATCGCATGACCGCCTTTCAGCTCGACGTCGCCGACATCTTCCGCTGGGCCGACCCTGAGTCGACCAGGGTGCCGTTGCGGAGGCTCACTTCACAGCGGCGGTCCACCTCGGCGGCGGCGACGCTGCTGCGGTTCGAAGGCCGCGCCGGTCGGGTGTCAGCCCGCACCGACGCCGTCGACCGCGAGGTCGACTGCACCGTCGTGTTCCCCGCCGGGGAGCGCGGCGACGCCGCCGACCTGCTCGACCTGTTCGCCGCCGCGCACGCCGCAGCCGACGCCCGGCTGACGCTGCGCGTCCGCGGCGCCGGCGCCGCTGAGAACCTCATGTGGGTCGAGGTTCACAGCTGGGATGAGCCGCGAGCCCCCGGCCCTCTGGTGCGGGTCGGGTTCACCGCGGTGGAGGTCGCCGCCGCCGGTTACCCGACGCCCGGCTACACCGTCGGCAGCGTCGACCCGAGCCTCGACGGGGCAGTGTCGGTGAGCAGCGACGGGCTCCGCAACATCGTCGCGCTCGGCGACGTCGCCGCCGGGCAGACCCGCACGCTTGAGCGGCGCCCCGCCGCGGACCCGTCCGACGTCAGGGTGCTGCGCGCGGCGACGCCGCGGAACAGCGACACCGACGACTGGCTGGTCGGCGACGGCGTCGTCTACGAGTACCGGCTGGTCGTCAACGAAACCGACCCGGGCCCGTGGGTGAGCTGATGCAGGACTGGACCGCCCCGCCCCGCGACCACCTCACCGAGACGCAGGCCCGCTCATCCATCGACTGGGACGCCGGCCTAACCTACCGGTTCGGGGTGACGCTGCTCGACACCGGGCTGACGCCGCTCGCACCGCAGCCCGACCTTGATGTCGAGCGGGTGCGGGTCGACTGGGGCTACCGGGTGCCGTCGACGGTCACGTCAAGGTCGGCCGGGGTCGCGGCGGTGCGGCGCACCGCGGCGGTGACCGTCCACGGCGACCTCGACTTCAACCCGCTGGCCGTCAGGTGGCAGCCGTGGGTGGAGACGCTCGCCGACGACGGCGTGTGGGTGCGCTGGAACCTTGGGGTGTTCATCGCGACGATGCCGCAGGTCCGCCAGTCCTCCGATGGGACGGTGGCGCGTGAGGTGCGGCTGGCGGACCTCACCCACCGGTGGGCGTCGACGGAAACCGAGGAGCATGTCGTCGCCCCGTTCAACCGCAACGTGGTCCTGTTCGTCCGCGAGGACGTGCTGATCCCAGAGTTCGGTCACAGCCTGTTCGACCTGCCCGCCACCGACCGGGTCGTCCGCGAGGAGATGGTGTTCGAACCGGGCACCTCGTGGCTTGAGGTGATGAACGCGGTGCTTGAGCACGGCGGCTTCGACCCGCTGACGGTCACCGAGGACGGCGCCGCCCGCACCCGACTCGCCGACGACTACGCGCAGGTCGGCGTCGAGCACACCTACGAGCCCGGTGTCGGCTCCACGGTCCTCGAGGAAGGTGTCGTGGATCCGCTGCTGCCGGAGATGCCGAACGTGCTCAGGTTCCGCACCCGCCGGGAGCCGGAGATCCCCGAGGAAGGCAACGGGGTCTACACGCTCCGCAACGTCTCCGTCGGGCCGGCGTCGATTCAGGAGCGCGGCTACGAGATCGTCAAGGTCGTCGAGGTCGAGGCCGACGACCAGACCGAGCTTGAGGAGATCGGACGTCGCGACGCGATCCGCTACTTCGCCGGCGGCGGCATCCGCGCTCAGGTGCGCGTCGGGTTGAATCCGCGACACTCAGACCGTGACGTGGTCGCGCTCGTCAAGCCGCGGCTCGGCCTCGACGCCGGCTCCCTCGGCGACTTCTACCTCGACACCTACCTCGACACTTACGGCGACCCGGAACAAGCAGGCAGTCAGGCGGAGTGGCTTGTGACGAGCTGGCGGATGGAGTTGCGGTCCGGCGACCCGGCGCGCAGCGCGACGATGCAGCTTGAGGCGGAGCGGCGCATCGACGGGGTGCCGCTGTGACCCCCGGCGTGGTGACGTCCACGGATCCGCTGCGGGTGCGGCTGCGCGGCGACCCCGGCGAGGTGAACATCGCGGTGACCGCGGTCGCGGTCGACGCGCTCGAGGTCGGCGACAAGGTGTACGTCGGGCTTATCGCCCGGCAGCCGACGATCTTCGGGAAGGAGGGCGGCACCGAAGTCCTCGAGCTTGAGCCCGGGTCGGTCACCTCTGAGCTGATCGCCGAGGGGGCGGTGACCCGCGCGAAGATCGTCGAGGAGGCGATCGACGCCGCCCGGCTGGCGCAGGAGGCTGTCACCGAGCAGAAGATCGTGACGGATGCGATCACCGAGACGAAGATCGCCGATGACGCGATCACGACCCCGAAGATCGCGGCGGGGCAGGTCGTCACCGACCACATGGTTGCGGGGTCGATTCAGGGGGATCGGATAGCCGCGGACTCGATCGCGGCGAACCGGATCGCGTCCTATGACATCACAGCGCAGAACGCGAGCTTTGACAATGCGCTGGTGACGTCCCTCGACGCTGGGGTGATCACGTCGGGGACGCTCGACACTGAGACGCTGATCGTCGACGGGTCGATCCTGCAGGACATGCTCGCCGAGGTGAACGTCGCCCAGGTCGACACCGTTTCGACCGGCAAGCAGTCGATCACGCTCGGCACGACGTTCCACACGATGCTGAACACCGACGTCGCCGTGCCTTCGTGGGCGACGAAGGCGACGGTGTCAGCGTTCCTGTCGATGTCGTTCGGGATCGAGGACCGGCTGACCTACCTCGTCCATGATCTGCGGATCGCCGGGAACGCGCAGTCGCTCGAGTACGGCGACACCTCCGCGTTCTGGCGCGACGAGTCGGTGGTCGACAACCCGCTCATCGGGTCGCTGTCGTCAACTCATGCCCGCACCATCAACTCTCCTGGGTCGACGATCACCGTCGACACCCGCATCCGGCTCGCGACCCCCACGGGCGCGTACGTGTCGACGTCGGGGATCGGCTACCGCGGTCGGATAACGATCATCACCGCCTTCGAGAGGTTCACGGAATGATCACCGTTGTCGCCGCGGAACCGGCCCCCGACGGTGGGGTGAACATCGCCTGGCGGGACCAGCAGGACGACGGCGACGTGGAGGCGTTCACGCATCTCACCGGCCGGCTGCTCGACGAGCTCGCCGCCGCCGCCGCGGTCAGCGGATGCGGCGACGCCGCTCGGGCGTTCCAAGCCGCCCGCGGCACCCTCGACGTCGACTCGTGGCGGGACGGCATGGACCTCCTCGCCGCCCACACCGCCAAGATCGACGAGGCCCGGCAGGCCGCCGCCGACCAGCGCAGTCGGGCGACGGGGTTGGCCGACTTCATCCGCGAGCACCGCGACCGCTAGGAGCAGGCTATGAGAACACATCCGCCTACGTTCGCCGCCGCCGCCGCCGCGGTTGTCGCCGCGGTGGTTGCTGATCTGCTGCCGGTCATCGACTGGGGGCCGCTGTCGGATCAGACCGTCACCCTCATCGGGGTGGTGATCGTCGGTGTGGTCGGCGGGGCGATCGGCCGGTTCGCCGAGCGGTACACGATCCCGTGGGTGCCCGTCGAAGACGAACGCGAGCCCGACGAGGTCGACGCCGCGGAGCTGATGTAGCGATGGTCGACATCGTCGGCCGATCCACCTGGGGCTACCGGGCAGCCCGCAGCATCGGCTCCGCACCGACCAGCCGGCAAGGGCTGGTCCTTCACCACACGGTCACCCCGGAGTGGACCGGCAACGCCGGGATGCGCAGGCTCAACGAGCTCATGATCGGCATGGGCTTCGCCGCCGTCGGCTACACCCTGGCGATCGACGTGCGCGGCACCATCTACTCCGGCCGTCCGCTCAATCGCGTCGGCGGCCACACCCGCGGCCACAACACGACGAGGCACGGCGTCGCGCTCATCGGGAACTTCTCGTCCAAGCGTCCGCCGCAGCCGATGGAGCAGGCGCTCGTCGACCTGTACCGGCACGGCATCGCCCAGGGATGGTGGCGCGAGTCGCTGGTCGGCCACCGCGACCTCGGGTCGACCGCCTGCCCCGGAGCCGCCGCCTACGCCCGCCTCGGCCACTACCGCACCGCCGACCCGTCGACCTCGAGGAGCTGGTCCGATATGGCATCCGAGCAGGAGATCCGCGACATGATCGACGCGCGCATCGCTGACGCGTTCGACCTCGACAAGCCCGCCGACGGCC